TTTTAAAGCCTTACCAAATAAACGTACTTTTTTACCAGCAGTATCTGCCGATTTACCTAATACAACAAATTGTTGAACCTGTCCTTTAAGCGCGTCGATACTGTCTTTAATTCCACCAATTAAACCCCCTAATTCCCCTGTTGCTTCCTTAATACTATCGGTATAATTACCAACATTTAATTTCTGTTGCTTTAAAGCGTCGGAATTTTCGCGGATAATTTCATTATTTTCATCCAACTGGTCGTTAATTTCCTTAAGCCTTTTTTCACCCTCTTCAGTTTCAAGGTTTAATTTTTCGCGCTCTCTTCTTAAGATACGGCTTTGCGCAGCTACTTTTTCCAAAGTTCCAGCGTTTTCATCATTCATGATTATTTCATCCGCTAAAATCTTTTTTTGTTCCGCACTTGCTTTTTGATATTTAATTTTTGCCTTTACCTCTTCATCCGTAGCATCTGTTAACTGCTTTTTTAGTTTTAATCTTTCTTGCTCTATTTTACGTAGGTTTTCATCCGCCTTAATTTGGCTCTTAACAGCATCGGCTTTTGCTTTATCAAGCTTCAAACTGTGCTCCATTGCTTCACTCATTAATTTACTCGAGGTCTGCAATTTTTCAATGCTTTCAATAGTATTATCCAACGGTTTTTTTAACTCGGTTTGCAAAACTTTTGCAGTTTTTTCCAAATTAATATTTAACGTTTCAACTATTTTTATAGTCTTATCAGCACTTTCTCGGATTTCCTTGTATAAATCCTCCTCTGCTATTTCGCTACGCTTTATTTGATTTGCCATATTCGTTCAAAATTGTAAAATATTCTTTAACTGTTGTGTTTTTCGGGTCTAATTTGTAACCTAGATACATTCCTAAATACATTAATATCGTTTCAATACTTTTTCCATCGCCAAAATGTACCTCTAAATCCTTTAATTTCGCATCCTGTATTTCAATTTCAGTAAGTTTAAACCTATCTTTTTTAATTACATATTCAGCTTGTAATAAAGCTTTTTTGCGTTTTACTTCCAAATACTTCTTATAACGTTTATCTAGTCCAAAAACAGCTAAATATTCGTTATACAACCGCATCCAATTAATAACATCATTCGCCTTATTTCCTCTTCCATTTCGTACATACTCTAAATGTCCGTTGTTGCATTTTATCCAGTTGTAAAGTGGCATTTCATCAATCGAGCCCCAATACTTTTCGGGCATAAATGATATAATTCTCTTTAATTTTTTCCACATATTTGGTTAAATTTTCCTCTGTTAAATTTAAAATGTTTAAATCCCACCAGTCCTGACTTTGCATTTTTGCGTAGTCCGCATTAATTACTATACTATCCCTTAGCACTTGCACAAACATCGAGCGAAAAAATTCCCCTGTATCGTTCAAATCGTAGGGATCGCCCTCTTGCTTTCTGCCCTCGCTTAATATTTCAGTCCAATAACTATAAGTGCCTATTTGTAAACCTTGACTATCAACACCTTTTTCAATCAATTGTTTATCTTGAATTAACTTAATAATCATGGTTTTTAGTTGTGCATCATGGCTTTCAAACCATGTGACTACGTCCATTAGTAATACGTTTTTTCTCAATAAAACATCAATTGCAGTTTTTCCAATCATAATAATACAAATGTACAAAAAAAAGGGAGCATTTTGCCCCCTCTTTTATTTGGTTTTTCGTGTTTTTTTTACTGTTGTTTTTGGATTTGCTTTTTCCCACGCTTTTTTTACAAATTTTTCGGGTACATTATGGAGGTTACTAATAGCAACCTCCAAATCTATACCTTTTAATTTTTCAATATCAAACGTGGTACGTCCTAGCTTCATTATACTGTTACCGTTGCACTACCCGAAAAACCATTTTTAGAAACGCTTACTTTGATAACATCGCCCGAAGTAGCTGGGTTTGTTGCAAAGTTTAACGAATATGTACCGTCTGGACTTTCTGTCACGCTATCAGGCGCAAAAGTATCGTTATCCGTAACATTCGTTATACTCCAATCAGCTAACTGGTCTGCGCCAACATATTTAATTTTGTTTACAGCAGTTCCGTAGTCTAATTTCGCGCTAAATGTTGCCACAGTAGTTGTGGACGCTAAACTAATTAAGTTAACATCCTTTAACCCCTCTAAAGTAGTGAAATCAATACCAGCTTCTTCAACAGAAATCATGTACATTGTACTTTCATCGAATAATCTATCGAAGTCAAAACCTAACATGATTTTTTGTGTTGTGCTATCCGTAGCAAACGCAAATTTAGGGTCAAAAGATTGGTTATCTACTGGAATTGGGTATAAATAACCTCCAACTTCCGAGCCAATCAAATTTCCGTTTACATCAACAACATAAACCCCAAAATCAACGCATCTTGAATTTTGCAATTTACCTAATAATGTAGGTGTGCTATCTTCTGCCCATAATTCCCCAGCGAAAGACCTTTTACCTTGACGCAAAAACACCATTCGACCGCTGTTTGCTTCCTCAAACTGGCTATCTGCTTTTGGTAATTCTACATTTTCAAAAGCTGGTAAAGGAAACCAACGCTTTGAAGCATCCGATTGATTTACTAAAGTTGACCACGTAGGCAAAGCCGTAGATAAATCAATACCATTTTTCACGCCCTCATTATCGAAGATAGGCACTAAAATTAAACTCGAAGTGATACCAAAAAGAGGTACGCAATTCGGTCTTCCTGTGTTGGATAAACCAACATTACAATTACATCCTGTCATTTTATTTGTTTTTTAACATTTACAATTTTCTTTATATCGGGATAAATTTAATTCTAATGCAACCCCCGACAAATTAGCATCTAATACGTTTTGTAACACTCCTTTATCGTTTTCAACACCAAAGCGCGAAAAAGTTTTGTAAGTGAAATTCTCAACTGTTTTGTATTTTCGGTTTGCTTCAATAACTCTTAAAAATTCATCCATTAACTTTTGCATCGGCTTAACAACTTGCTCTCTGTGGTCTTTGGTGTAATATTGGCTTGGATCTGTTTCATCAAGGAAAAACAATCGTAATTGCATATCCTTTTCAATTGCTGAACCTTTGCCGTAACCTGTTTCGCTTATAACTTCCAATAACCAAATTAAAGGTAGTTTTTCGCTTAAATCAGGGCTTACCATTGTCCATTCGTTGTTCGTTGCAATCTTAGTTCCTGTGATAAAAAAAGGATTAGATAAGTGAATAACATCTGTTGGCTCATTGCCATTAACTAAAGCCTGTAACTCTACGTAATTATCCGTAGAAACATCCTTAATCAGATATTCGTTTTCTTCCTCATCCGTTACAAGTTTTCCAACACGCGCCCATTTAGTATTGCAAGTAATAAAGTGCTTAGTAATGGGGTCATAACTTCCATTAACACTATTGTTCATTGCTTCAATTAAATCGCGTACATACTCACTTGCTTCCATTATATCCAGTTTGCGTAAGATACCTTTACTCCATTAAATTTCAAGTAATCCTTTGAATTATCACAAATAAATTTCTGTATAGTCTTGTAAGTTTTTACAGCTTCATTATACCTTGTATAAATCAGACTATTCAAAGTGCTTACATTCTCGGAATTTTCGCCCATTTGTCGAACATTACCACTTACAGCAACCGTATTTGTTAAATCCTTTAGATATTGAAAATAAATAAATCCTTTAATCATATCCAACATACCCTCCGAAATGTAAACCGTACAATTAACATCATCGTATTCAAAGGCTTCAAATATGGCTAAATACCTAGCATCTTGAGGAAGACCAGCTACTAAATCGGCAATAAAATCTTTAAATAATTCTGCACCCAATAACTTTACAAGATATTGACGCTCGTACTTATCAATATAAGCCTGTATTTTAGTGCTTTCATACATTCCCTTATGAAGCTCAAATTTACCCTTTCCGAAGTCGTTAAACGTGATATTAAGTAGGCTCATTTTTCAGTTTATTAAACCCCCTCAGTTATAGAGGGGGTGTTAATTTTTGCAGTTGATTTTTTCTTTTTAGTGCTCTTGCACTCCTTACACTCTTCCTCACAATTTGCGCCACATTCCGATAAAACAGCGATAGAGTTCATTAACATAAAGTAAGATTGTTGCTCTGTTACCTCGATAACGTCGCCTTTTTTCTTACCGTTAAAATCTCTAATCAATTTTACTTTCTTCATGGCTTAATTGATTAAATAGCTGTAATATCAGTTAACGCTTGTGCAATGTCCGTACACTTCATGAAAGCATCTTGGTTTATTTGCGCTACGTGGAATTGTAATCTTTCAACAACTTTTAACGTTACAATTTCATGTTCGAAATTATCGTTGTTTTCGTAAGACATTTCTAAAGTTGCGCCTTGTCTATCCAAAATCTCGCCTTTAGTGCTATCAAACACGTATAAAGTGTTAGCAGTTACTAATGGAGAGGTTACGATACGCATACCATTCAAGATACCGTCGCCACTCATTACAAAGTTTGGTAATAAATAATCGCCATCCGCATTCTTTTGGTGCATGAATTTAACATAATCGTTGTAATTCATAACGATAGTGTCAGCATTCCAGCTGTTTTCTTGTCCAAAAGTGTAAATTTGCGCTTTCATTGCTGCAGTTAATTCTGCTAAAGTAGCACTTGCAAAAGCTCCTGTGTAAGGTGCTAAAACGTTAGTTGGATCAAACTCGGAAGCAATTGCATCAATAGACAAAATGTTGCCACTTCCTAATAAGATTTCGCTATCCTCTTTCAATTTTACAGATTGGTTTACCAATTGCTCAACTTCTGAAGCCACGAACGCGTAGTCGTCAATCATATCTAAACATACATCAACGAAATCACGGATTTTTTGGATTTGAACCGTTCTTGTAACCCACGTTTTTTTAGTGTTACTTGTTGAAGTAGCACAAGCCACAACTACTTTTGCATCCCTAGTAACTGTATCCTCTTCACGGTATTTCACGTACTCTGTTGAAACAGGAACTCTACGGAATAAATCAATAATCCTTGTAGCTCTTACAGGTTTAAATACTGTGTTCGGTAAAAAAGTTGCGTAATCGGTACGTGTACCAATATCCGATGGGTCTTGCTGTGCTTTAATTGCAATTTCAAACTTTTTGTTTGATTTTAAAGCTTCCTTAATTTCAGCCGATTTTTCGGATAAAATCCCTGCTAAAGTTTTTGCCTTTTGCGGTGCGTTTTTAGCAACTTCTTTTAAAGCCAAAACAGAACTCTCAAGCTCTACCATTTTTACTTTTAATTCATCCGAACCACTGTTTTTTTCAGTTAATTCTTTAATTCCTTTTAATTGGTCTTTTACAGCGTCTAATTCAGCTACTCCAACTAATCCCTTAGTTGCTTCGCCAATTTTCGCTTCAAATTTTGCCACCACTTGTTCGGGTGTTAATTCATTTTCTTGCATTGTTTTTGATTTTTAAGTTTTACAATAAATTATTTAATTTGTCCCAGTTAAATTGTGATTTTACATTAACTTGCTCGGTGCTTTCAGCTTTGGGACTTGTAACTGTCGGCATCATTGCAAGGTCAACTAATCGAGAATTTAAGTATTTTAATTTCATCTCCAAATTATAAAGACGTTCATCCGTGCCTTTACCATTTATCAATGATTTTGTGACTATTTCAATTTCTTTTGCGTATTTTTCTACTAACTGGATTTTGTTTTCACTTTTTCCAATTGCTAATACTTCCGTTTCTTCATTTGCTCCAAAAGTAACAGCAGAACCCTCAAATAATTTAACCTCGAATATTTCGAAATTATCGCCTACTTTTCGGATATTATCGGTCATGTATTGAAAGCCGATTGAATGCTCTTTAATTATTCCCTCTTCATAATCTCTTAAAGCATCCTCGCCCTTTGTTGATGTTGAAAGTTTACCAACTGCAAACAAACCTAAATCGTCCTCTTCCAATCTAATAAATTTACCTATTTG